GGCGTGGTGAAAGATAAACCGACCTGATACTTTGACCTTTAGCTCAGCAGGCAGAGCACTCGACTGTTAATCGAGTTGTCCCTGGTTCGATCCCAGGAAGGTCAGCGACGGTACGAGTGTGATTCCGTATGAAAGATTGCGATCTGCGTGCCGCCCCTATTAAAGAAAGAAAGACGATGACAGAAGTAACACCCGAAGACCTAGACCGCTGGGCAGAAGAGAACCCAGATCGTGTAAGAGAGATAGCTAAGTCTCTAGATAAGCATGATGAGGTATTAAAACGCCTAGGATCTGATTATGACGAAAATGGTGTACCATACTGGGATCAACAGATTCACGATTAAGTACTGACACCCTACCCGCCGAAAACACTTGGAGTATATAGATGGCACTTATAACATTTAATTGTTCTGCATGCACTAACTCGTATGAAGTAGATCTCGATGAGAATAGAACCATTATTGATGGTTTGATCTGCTACGAGTGTGGAAATCCAATGGTTGAGGCAAATGCCTAATTACGACTACAAGTGCAACGTCTGTGGGGGCGTGCAGGAGATTTACCAACAATTTGGTGATAGCACTGTACCCGTATGCTGCCAGCAGTCTATGAGTAAGATTTTTCAAGCAACCCCCGCCGTTTTTAAGGGTGGAGGTTGGGGTGGAAAATAAATACACTGTTATTGACGATTTTCTTCCCAAAGAATACTTTGATAAGATTCAGTCAGTAATTATGGGAACAGACTTCCCGTGGTTCTATAACAACAACATTATTGTGGGTAGCTCAGCTAATGAGATGGGTGGTTTTCAGTTTGTTCATCCAGTTTACCGCTCTAATCAATTTGTACAGAGTCAGGCTGCTGAACTCTTCTTGCCAGTGCTAAAGCAACTAGATCCTAACTTGCTTATTCGTATGAAGCTCAATCTAGGTCCTAAGACTGCTGAACCTGAGCAAGGCGGTTGGCACATTGACCAAGATATCCCAGGATCTAAAACAGCCGTTCTCTATTTCAACACTAATAATGGCTATACCCTTTTTGAAGATGGATATAAGTCAGAGAGCGTAGATAACCGCTTGGTATCATTTGATCACTCCCTTAAGCACACAGGCGTTTCTCAAACCGATACGCAAGTACGTTGCGTTCTGAATATTAACTACATCGCATAATGTCTGACAAGTATCGTGCTAAGCACTTCATGCCAGTAGTTGATCCAGATAACTACGCCGCTGTTGCTGCTGCTCTTAAGTACGATAGAGAACGTTCCCGCCTTTGTGGCCCAGGATACGAAGAGATCTATGCCCCAACTAGTGGTGGCCCCCGCCCTCGTGCTCAGAAGTGCTGCTACAACGCCAACACCCAAACCCTAGTTATTGTAATGACAGACCCCGGCGCCGGTGGTAGGGCGCAGTACACCTGGATCCAATACGACGGTATTAGTGCTCAGGATTGGGATGACCTAAAGTTTGCTGATTCTACAAATGAATTTGTAAATGACGCTTTAGAGGGTCTGCCATGGCTTAGGACCTCTTTTGGCAAGCTTCCACGCACTAGGGCCGAAACCTTTGAGGTTGGCACTCAAGACTATATGTGATACCCTATGGGTACCAACCGGAGAGGGAAAAATGACAACAATCGCAGCAATTCAAGGTGACGGCTGGGTAGTTATGGGTGCAGACACTCAATCTACCGTCTCTGAATATAAGCGCCTTAAAATGTCCAATGATAAGATCATTGATAATAATGGAATTTTAATTGCCGGTTGCGGCATGGGCCGAGGCATGGATCTTATGCAAAAGGCTTGGATAGCACCAAAACCTCGCAAATCTCGAATGAGTGTTGATGAGCTTGATAAGTGGATGGCAAAAACCTTTATCCCACAAATGCGTCAGCTATTCATTGATGGTGGCTATGACATGAAGGATGACGGCGAATATGCACAGCACGAAGGTGCCTTTATTGTAGCCGTACAGGGTGTGGTTTTCTATATTGATGATGACTACTCGTTTGATCGTGAAGCTCGTGGAGTTACCTCCTCAGGTAGCGGTGGAGACTTTGCTGCAGGCTCTTTATATAAAAAAGACCTGAGTACTATTGAAAAAGCCAAAAAGCAGATGGAAATTGCTATTGATGCTGCCAGAGAATACGATGTTTACTCTGGTGGAGAAACACGAATTTACGTACAAGAAGCTTAAGCACTCTGTTACTATTCTCTAGTCCCAAGCGCATGGGACTTTAACCCTCTCTATAGAAAAAGGTAACACAATGGCAACAAGCCTCGAAGGTAACAACCTCGACTCAGCTGGTAACGTAGCAGTTGACTTTGTATGGGGTAACTTCCCTATTCAGCCAAATGACCAACGCTCAGCTGGTACCCCAACCGCAACTGTCACAGTAAGCCCTGCACAGAACAAGCAATGGACTACTACTTCAACAGTTAACTCAGCTTATCTTAACTATGCTTACGATAGCCACGCTATTGCAGAAGCTAACTATTCAGGTCACCCAAGCTTCATCGCTGCAGATCCTGTTCTTCGTGTAACTGCTGCTTCAGGCAACGGAACAACTGTAACCTATACAGCTCAGAACCCTAACTGGCTCTTTGCTGCTGGACAGAACGTAACAATCACAGGTTGCACAAACTCAGCATTCAACCTTTCAAATGTAACAATCGCTACAGCTAATGCATACAGCTTCACTGTAACTAACGCAGCTGGTTCAGGCGTATCAGTCACAGGTCAAACAGCTATTGCACAACTTGGTGCAGGCGCTGCTGATTCAGATGGTTCATATGTTGGTGGAGTTGCTTATGTAACTGTCCCATCAGTTATCGGACAAACAACTGCAAACGCTACAGCGATCCTTACAGATCTTGAGCTTGTCCCAACAACCGGTTCTGCAGTTACCCCAGCAATTTCTAACGTAGCTCGCACAGGTACATTGGTAACAATTACTACATCTGCTGCTCACGGATTTGCTGCTGGTGACTCAGCTACAATCGCTGCTGTAACTAACACAGCTGTAAACGGAACATTCACTCTCGTTTCAGCTTCAGGTTCAACCCTTACATACAACACTGTTGCATCTGGAACAATTGCTTCAGGCGCAGATACAGGTACTGTTAAGGTTGCAGCTCGTGCAGGTACAATCTACAGCCAATCAATCGCTGCAGGTACTGCTTCAGTTGCTGCTGGTGCTGCTATCACAATCGCACCATACGCTGCTTAATCTCAGTAGAAAAGAGCCGGGAGTTAACGCTCCCGGCTTTTTGCTTTACTGGGTAGAATACTCCTATGACTCAGACAGTTCTGGAAGAGATCGAAACCCCTTCTCAGGGGCGAATTCAGTGTGATGGCTGCTCTGCCAGGGCTCAGGTAGTGGTAACATTGCCGTATGGGGAACTAGCCTTCTGTCTGCACCACTATAATAAAAATGCTGATGTGCTTACAGAACAGGGCGGAGTTGCTAAACTTTTGTCCATATCGGAGAAGACAGGACCTGTAGATGAATCTTAATAACAGCCAGAACTTTGTACAGCCTGGCGGTAATGCCGGTGGCGGTGCTCTTGGCGCAATCGTAGGTGCTTTTGGTCAAGCCGCTGCATTTAAGCGTCAACTCCAATTTGCTACCTATCAGAATCATCTAGCACAGCAACGTGATCTTTTTAAGATTGTAGCTAAGAACCATGTTGAGACCCAAGGTGTTAAGGGTCGTCAAGATGCTGAAATGGAAAGCTACATTAACGCACATACAAAGGGCATTGATGCAGAAACAGATCCTGAGGGTCATGCAGCTGCTCGTAAGCGTGGAATTGATCTTTATCAAAAGCACTTAGCTGAATCAGGTATGAAGGGCGGCTCTCTTGCCTGGCAGCGTAAGCAAGTATCTCTCCAACGTGATTATCGTGCAGAAGATAAAGCAAACGATACTAAAGGTGAAGCAAACGATACTAAAGGTGAAGATACACCTACTCGTACAGAAAATCAATTTGATGAAGTAACTCCTGCACCATCTGGTTCACGTCAAGATAATCCTGAAAATGGAAACCCATTTGCTAATAAACTTAGTTCTGAGGATATTTTTGCCCAAACTGGTCGTGGAAAAGTAAATAAACCTGGAGGTGCCGGCTTAGATAATCTACGTGCTGGTGGAGCTATGCCATTTAATCGTGTTCAATCTAATGTTCCTGGAAGAGCTGCTTGGGATTCTAGTTGGAATACTAATCTTGCAAAAGACAAAGCCGATAAACTTTCTAATATTCAAGCTGAAAATTCAGCAATGGACTACCACTATGCTAAAGATCCAGATCCATTTGATGTAGCACAAGCACATATTGGCGGACATATTACTGACTCAGAAGCTAATAACCTTTCTGGTACCAACCGTTTTAATACTAATACTAGTGGGGATGATGATGGAAACTTCAACATGTCTACTGAAGATGTTCATGGATCTAACCGCAATAACGAATTTAACGCTGGAGGCAATAACTAATGGCCAATCAATTTTTAAAGTTTATGACTCAGAATTCTGAGCAAGCCCCAGCACAATTAGAGCTTCCTGAGGGTGCTGATAAAAGTCGTCAGGGAAATAACGGCGGTCCAGCAAACAGCTCATTGCCTGCAGTACATCCAGATTTAGCGTTTGCTGTAGAACAAAACAAGGTAGATGAGCGAGCAGACGAAGCTACTAGGTCTGCAGAAAAATCACGTCAAATTAGTGGTGCTATTAAGAATATTGAACGTCGTCGTGATGCAGGAAGCCGTCCTGAAGGAAAGCGTAGACTTCGTGCAGGAATGCCTCAACCAAAGGCCAACCCAACTACATTACTTAATGTTGATCTTAGCGATGTAGAACCACAAGCAGTTATTAGCAATGACGATAAAGGTGGGGCTCTTGCACCAATTAAGACTAAGAAGAAAAAAGGTCCGGCTCCAGTAACTGCTGCAGAAATTGAGGCTCGTTCTAAAGAAGGTCAAGAACGTGCAAAAAACATTAGTATGGGCAGTGAAGCTTCAGAAAATGTAAAGAATGCGGCTAATGATTTCTTTAAGCGTCGTAATTCTGTTGGTTATGACCTGGATGCAACCGGTATTGTTAATGAAACTCCAACTCAAGCTGGAGAACGTAGAGCAGCTGGTGGTAGTGGTCTTCTAGAAGGATACGATGATTATGAAAATCATCCAGAAAACACTACAAGCATGCGTTGGGATGAAGACGCTGAGTCTATTATTAATAAAGAAACCGGTAAGGTTAATTACGGCAATATTTCTGCAAAAGAGATGAAGCTTATTCACAACGGCAAGAGCAAGCAGTTTGAAAAGGTAAAGGGTGCTGCTGTTGAGGCAGGTCTTCCTACGCTTCCTAGTGAAAAAGCAAAGCGTGAAGCTATGGGTGCTTTTACTCCCGTCCCAGACACAGATGCTCTTCGTGCACCAGTAGTAAAAGTTTCTCCTCCAAAACCTCAAACAGCAACAGTTAATGGTAAAGAGGTTGACTTAGGTGAGCTAAATGCACAAAATGCAGCTGCTGGTTATCCTGGTGGTAAGAAGCCTGCTGAAGAAAAGCCAGTAGAGATGGAAGAAGTAGAGCGTCAACGCCCTGCTGCTCCAGCACCACTATTCCGCTCTGAAAAGCATGAAACAGCCTTTAACGCCCGTATGGCTCGCCTTAAGGAAGTACACGATCGTTTTAGCGGCAGGATCCTTGACCCATCATACGATACTTTAAATCGTCAACAACGTAAAGGTCTACATGCTAATTACCAGGCTGCTTTGAAAGAAGTAGATCGTACACATCCAGAGCCAGCAGAAGGATTCTTTGCCCCTGAGCAACCTGAGACTCCTGGTCCTATTGAAAAGGTAATGCGCCGTAAGAAGGCAGCACCAGCTCCAAAGCCTTCTACCTCATCTAAAAACAATATTGTTAATTGGCCTACTTCAAATGAGGCAGATGAGGGACGCTCTGAAGAAGATTTGGATGAGGAATATAAGAGTAATGCTGGGGATCGTTCATATCCTACAACTACTACTGAACTTCGTGGAAATGAGCTACCTAATAAGGGCTTGATCAAAAATGAAAATCAAATTGGACGCCATCAAGAAGATTTAGATGCGGCTGTTAAATCAGGTGCAGTTCCTCAAGGTGGAGCCATGGATGAGGATACAAAGTATCTTGCAGCACAACTTGCTGCTCACCGTGGTGATAGCGTGGCAAGCAATCTTGATACTATTGGTCAAAGCATCCACGGTACACATGCATATCTTTTAAAGAAGTCAAATGCTGAAAAAACAACTGCAGCAGAAAGTTCTAAGCATATTTATAAGTACACAGGTACTGGACCAGAAGCCGAGCTTCGTGCGAGAGCTGCATATTCGGTTATTAATAACCAAGATCGTTATGAGCGTGGTAAGCAAGTAACCTATGATGTTTCTGACGGTATGCATAATTCTGTTGATGCAGAAGGAAAGCCTACACGTAAGGAAGCTTACTTCCTTACATCTAAGGGCGAAAAAGTATCTTTAAAGAATACATCTCACCCAGAACATCCTGGAAGCCATCTAACTGGTGATGAAACCCCATTTATTGGATTTGATCAACACCCAGCCTATGGAAATGCAAAGCCACTTGTTGCACATGGAGACATGGCACGTGGTGATTTTATTCACAATGGTTGGCATCCATATAAAGATTCTGCCGGGGATACAGTATTTGAAAAACATCAAGTTCCAGAAGGTGCTGTTCATGCTGGAACAGTAATTAAGGGTCTTATTCACGAAGGTGTTGGACCAACAGCAGCTATCAAGAAGATTACTAGAGGAGAAAATCTAGATCTTGGTGAAGGAGTGGACGAAGAGGGCGGACAAACTTATTGGGGTGCACAACCTTCCCCTATTAAGGGTGCAAATCGTCGTCCTCAAAATCCTTATACCCATGAGTTCCACGTAACAAACAATATCATTAGTCCTTCATGCCCAGATTGCGGAAGAATTGCTTCGCAAGCTTCTAAAGACCGTGCTGCAGCAAAAGCTGCTGAATTTGATACTGTTGCTGAAAATCTTCAAGCCAAAGGTCGTGCACCACTAGGAGATCGTGGAGTTCGTGTTACTAATGCTGAAGGTAATACTGAAACTCGTGAATTAACTAAGAGTGAGCAAAAAGGTCCTACAAGTAATCGTAGTGAAGGCATGTTTATTGATATGAGCGGTGGATCTAGCGCTACAGAGGCTCGTAAGAGGCTTGGAAACATGGTTCCATCTGGAAAGCCTGCAGGAACCTCCGATATTGATGAGGCAAGAGCTGAAGGACATATCTCAAAGTCTGAAGCTTTAGAGCTTAAAGTAAGCTCTGGAATCCTGTCTTCTGATAAGTCTAAGTTTAAAGACGAGGAGTAATCCTTATGGCTAGCTTTATGCTTGCTGAGTTCTTTGACAGCATGGTCTCCTGTGAATCTTGCGGAAGAATGTCGCCTAACTTGCGCTACGGTGCTAGGGAAGCTAAAGACTACCTAACCAACCAAATGTATGAGCCAGATCCGAACAAAGAAACCTTTGTTGCACGTCCTGGCCGTGGTGCTAATGGTGAGTCGAGTAACTAATGCCTAAAAGAAAAGAAATCTATTACGGCAAGGTTGGCAACCGCATGTCGGTATCTAGCCGCACTTCTAAGGCTGCTAGGCCTTGGAATCACCCGGATGTTGTAAAAGCATCTGAGGCTTACGGAGTTTCTTTTGGAAGCTACAAACAAGTACATAAATACGAAAATACTATTCAAGACATGGGCTCTTTAGAGGATAATGAGCGTTTTACATGCCGAGAATGCGGTAAACTTAACTCTGAGCATGAGGAGCACTTCTAATGGCAACTACTAAGAAAAAAGAACACCATAAGTCAGCTGCATGGACTCGTAAAGAGGGTCAAAACCCCAATGGCGGATTAAATGCCAAGGGTCGTGCCTCTGCTGCAAAAGAAGGACATCATTTAAAGCCGCCTGTAAAGAAGGCAGAAGCTGCCAAGTCTAAGAAGTCTGCTGCTCGTCGTAAGTCTTTCTGTGCACGTATGGAAGGCATGAAGAAGCACAATACCTCTTCTAAGACAGCTAAAGATCCTAATTCACGTATTAACAAGTCATTGAGAGCGTGGGACTGCTAATGGCTGAGAAAAAAGTTTGGGATAAAAAAGATCCTGATGGTGGCAAGCATAAGAAGTTGTCATCAAAGAAGAAATCTGCCGCTAAAGCACGTGCTAAGGCTGCCGGTCGTCCCTACCCTAATTTAATTGACAATATGGCCGTAGCTAAGAAAAAGGGCAAGTAATGGCTACTAAGAAAAAAGAAGTAGCTGGCGGTAAAGAGTACAAAGGCTCTAAGCAAAACGGTGGCCGTAAGATAATCGTAGAGCACTTTAAAGATTCAGCCGGTAAATGGCACACTACATCTAAGAACGCTGCTCGTGCTAAATATGAAAAGAAGCACGGAAAGCTATCTAAGGGTACAGACGTGGATCACAAAGATAATAACCACGATAACGATTCTTCCAGCAACCTACGCCCACTCAAGCATGGCAAAAATACTGCCAAGGAGAATAAGCGTAGGGCCGGTAAGAAGTCTTAAGCTGCCAATATTTGAGGGCAGAGCTTAAGCCACATATTTACTAAGTAGTGGTCACGCTCACCAGGATTGGAATGCCAAGGAGACCAATCCTTACCCCCAGAACTCATTCTGTAGGCAATTTGAGCGTTTAAAACAGGATCGGTAAGGTCTTTAGGTGACTTCAGATTAAACTCGCTCAGACGGGCCTTTAAAGCCCCGTAAAGGTTAATCTGGAATACACCATAGGAGTCGTCTCCTGTTTTGCGACTAAAGTTGTGGGCAAGAGGGTTGCCGTGGGTTTCTTTCATCGCAACAGCCCAAGCCACCTTTAAAGAATGACCCTTAAACCCTACAAAGCTCAATACTTCGTAAAGTTGTTTTGGGGTTAATTTTTTGGCTAGGCTATCTTCCCCTATAGGAGTTAGGCATCTTTGGACCATTGGGGCCGCTGCTCTAACTGGGAAAGTCAACACATTTGTAATTGTTAAAAGGCCTACAAGGCCAAGGATTATAAATTTCCTTTTTCCATTAAAATTCACACTATCTCCTAGGCTAGAGAGCCAACCCGAATCTTTACCTACCTGTCACTTAGATAAAGATAGCCCGGCGTCGGTCTGCCAGGCTAGTTGCAACTCTTTTGTTTCGTTGTTAGTGTTGGAGGCTAACCTCCTGCTATTAGTATACCTGTAAATACAGTTACATTGCAAACCGTAATGTGGTGTAAGATATGAGAATATATATAGAGAAATGGGACAAAATATGGCAATTGAGAGAATTTATACCAAACAAGGGCATCCAATACCTCAATCATCTCAATCTGCTAAGGGACCGTTTCCACCTGAAATATTTATGAGACCTGAAGTGATTCACGATTATGCAAGACCTGGCGATGAAATATTAGAGGGCGCCACTGCTCAAAATCAATTTAGACCTCCTAAAGTATTTAAATGTCGTAATTGTGAAGAATTAGTTCTTGAGCACGAAATACCAGACCATGAATGCCCAGAAGAGGATGAAGATGGCGAAAACGCATGATGTAGGTAAAAATTACTTTTGGCACTTTATGGTATATCCATTAAAGCCTAAGGTAGTTTTTGAAAAATCTACTACGCAAGAAATCGAACACCCTTTTAGGTTTGGCAGTGGCTTAGTCTTTAGACTACCGTTTACTAGACTATCTATTGTCATAGGTAAGTGGTTGGCGCAATATGAAGAAAGCCAGGCGTTAACTAATGCAATTGCAGGTAGGCCTGTAAAACAAGACGAGTTTGATTGGGATAACATAAGGGGCGAAGAATATGATGTTTAAGAAAAAAGAAGTAAGAGAAAAGACTAAAATAGAGAAGCGTGTAGCAAAGCTATCTACGCCAGAGCTTCTTACATGGAGCGATCAAGTTATCTACTCAATTGGGCGCAATCTGTCCAGTTGGCAGAAAACAGATGAAACTTTTTATCTAGAAGAGGGAAAAGTGGCGGCAGAAGCTCTCCACGCTATTTTAGATACCCTATACGAAAGACACCCTAAGTGAGCGAAAACGATTTTGACGAAGTAGAGCTAGAAGAGGTAGAAGACGAATCCTATAGCCCGCTTCCAGAAGACGATGAAGCAGACGAGCTAGATGAGCTTTCTAAAGAGTTTGTAAAGGTTTTGATCAATAAGATCATGGACTTTATGGAAATGCTTGTAGGACATAGGCTTCACCCATATCAAGAGCCTTTGGCCCGCCGTGTTATTGAGTCCGTTCTTATTAACGATGGTGAAGAAATCACCGCCCTTGCTTCACGTCAGTCAGGAAAGTCAGAGACCATTGCTAACACAGTGGCCACACTGATGGTTATCCTTCCACGCCTAGCCCGCATGTATCCAGAGCTTCTAGGTAAGTTTGGTGATGGTATTTGGGTGGGTATGTTTGCCCCTACGCAGAACCAGGTCGAAACACTTTACTCCCGTACAGTGTCCCGACTTACATCTGAGAGAGCTATGGAAGTCTTTGGTGATCCCGAGATTGATGATATGCCTACTAAGACACCTGGTGTCGTACGAAACATCAAGCTTAAGAAGTCAGGCAGTAGCCTAATGATGATGACAGCTAACCCAAGAGCTAAGATTGAATCTAAGTCATTCCACCTTATTATTGTAGATGAGTGTCAAGAAGCTGATGACTTTGTAGTCTCTAAGTCTATTGCTCCTATGGGTGCGTACTACAACGCTACTATGGTTAAGACCGGTACGCCAACAACACATAAGAATGGCTTTTACCGCTCCATTACTCTTAATAAGCGTCGTCAAGCTGAAGGAAGAAAAGCCAAGCAGAACCACTTTCAGTGGGACTGGAAAGATGTGGCTAAGATCCAAGCTAACTATGAAAAGTTTATTAAGAAAGAGATGCTACGCATCGGTGAAGACTCTGACGAGTTCCAGATGTCGTATAACTGCAAGTGGCTTCTTGAGCGTGGTATGTTCGTAACATCCAACATTATGGATGATCTTGGAGATACTTCACAAGAAATTGTTAAGTCTTGGCACCGTTCACCTGTTGTGGTTGGAATTGATCCAGCTCGTAAGATGGACAGTACAGTGGTCACAGTGGTCTGGGTAGACTGGGATCGTCCAGATGAATATGGATACTACGATCATAGGGTGCTTAATTGGCTTGAGCTTCAGGGAGATGACTGGGAAGAGCAATACTTCCAGATTCAACAGTTCCTTGGAAACTACGATGTACTTGCTATCGGAGTAGATGCCAATGGTGTAGGTGATGCAGTGGCCGGTCGTTTAAAGGTATTGATGCCACGAGCTGAGGTAGTGCCTGTTACATCTAGCCCTACTGAGCAGTCCAAGCGCTGGAAGCACCTACAAGCTCTAATTCAGCGTCAAATGGTCTCTTGGCCTTCCCATGCTAAGACTCGTCGCCTACGTATCTGGAAGAAGTTTTATCAACAAATGACAGATGCAGAGGTACAATATAAAGGCCCTAACTTTTTAGTGGCTGCACCGGATGAAGCCCACGCTCACGACGATTTTGTGGACTCTTTAGCCCTAGCCTGCTCTCTAACGCAGGAAATGGTTATGCCTACAGTAGAAGTAAGCTCTTCGCCTTTCTTTTAATTTACTATGACAAATGGCCTCATACAAGACAGAATTAACCCTGAGGAACCTCAATCCCTTATCCTATAGGAGATAAACAATGGCAACACCAAATATCGCACCAACACCACAATACCCAGAGCGTCCAGGAAACGTATACGAGCGCAAGTTCTCTCCTGCAACTCCAGGTCTTCGTGGACCACTTCGTTTTGAAGAAGGCATCGCATCAGATACCGACGTCCCAAATGATTTCCAACTTGGTTTGGATCAGGGTTATGAGACACCAGCTGGTCGTCCTAACCACAACAATAACGTCTTTGAAAAGTATGCTGATGAGACAATGCGTGAGCGTGCTCACGTCGGTTCAGCTGCATGGGTCGAAGCTCCAACATTCCTTGGTGAGTTCTCACAAGGTAACTTCGGAGACCACTCAACAGTTGTTATCGAAGAAGTTGTTCGTAGCGGTTCACGCCAGGAGCGTATGAACCCTGCATCAGTAAACGACTAAAGTACGATAAAATAATCCAAGGTTTCCAGCCCCGTACCCTTTCTCCGGGGCTGGTAAATCTTTAACACTAGAGACTGGCATGCGGGGGCAAATCAAATGAATGGACTTAACCAATGAGTGGTGGTGTTGACTTTTCACCTCCGTCCTATAGGGCGGCGTCATCAGACCTAACCATTTCTATTTCACCTCTTGGTCTTGTTGAACTTGCTGATGAAGAATTTGAAGTACACGGTCCACGTCTAAACCGTTACTCACTTAACTGGGCAATGTATCTTGGACATCACTGGTCTTATCGCCGTGAAATTGGCGAATCACAGATGGTATATAACTACTATCGTGCTTTTACAGATTTTATTACTAACTTCACATTTAGTCGTGGAGTTTCATTTAGAAGTCCTCAAGCTACTGAGGCAATTGTTCCAGACATCTTAAAGCGTGCTTGGGAAATTGATAACAATAAACATGGCGTTCTTTGGGAGATGGGCCAACAAGGCGGAGTATCTGGTGACTGCTTTGTTAAAGTCGCTTATGAAGAAGGCTTTGAAGATTCTGTTGGTCGTTTTCACCCAGGACGAGTTCGTATCCTTCCCCTGAACTCATCTTTCTGTTTCCCAGAGTTTCACCCACACGACCGTTCACGTTTGATCCGTTTTAAGCTTAAGTACCGTTTCTGGGGAACATCTATTGAAGGTACTCGTCAGGTCTACACATATACTGAAATTCTTACTGATGACCGCATTGAGGAATACATTAATGACGAACTCATTGACTCTCGCCCTAATCCTGTTGGAGTCGTACCGATCATTCATATCCCGAATGTAATGGTATCTGGATCCCCATGGGGTCTGTCAGATTGTCACGATCTTATCGTTCTAAACCGTAACTATAATGAAGTGGCCACAGATATCGCTGATATCGTTAACTACCATGCGGCACCAGTTACAGTTATTACCGGTGCTAAGGCATCATCTCTTGAGAAGGGCCCTAAGAAAGTATGGGGCGGACTTCCAAAGGAAGCACAAGTATTTAACCTAGAAGGCGGAGGAGCCGGTTTACAAGGCGCCCTTGAGTACCTAAAGGTTGTTAAGGCTGCTATGCACGAAATGGTTGGTGTTCCAGAGACAGCTCTAGGACAAGTACAGCCTATCTCTAATACCTCTGGTGTTGCCCTTGCTATTCAGTACCAGCCTCTGATGAATCGCTACCACCAGAAGATGGTGCAGTATAGCGAGGGTATTCGCCGTATCAACGAATTAGTGCTTCTAACCCTTGCTTTTAAGGAGCCAGAGGCATTTATCTATAATCCAGATGTTAATGGACCTATCAAGGATCAACAGCTTCCAGTACTAAATCTAGAAGATCCACTTACCTATGAATCTGTTGTTCACTTCCCACCTCCACTACCTCTAGATAAACTCATTACTTTGCAGGAAATCCAAGCCAAGATGCAGATGAATCTTGAAAGCCGTGAGGGTGCTCTACGCCAGCTTGGCGAAGAGTTCCCAGATGAAAAGCTTGAGGAAATTCGTGCAGAGCTTATTGCTGATGCTAAGGCTGATGGTGCCCTAAACCTCATAAAGCAGCAGATCCAGTCAGCAATTACGTCATTAACTGGTATGATGCCTGATGGAAGTCTTCCTCCTGGAGCTGCTCCAGCAGATGGAATGGGCCCTGGTCCTCTAGGACAACCTGGAGTCATCACACCATTTGAAGAACAGACATTAGCCCAGATGCAAGCAGAGCTTGTAACTAAGGCTTATGGAACAAAACTTCCTGGACGAGGAATATCTAACGATCAAACAGATACTCCTAACTCAGAGGAAAATAAGTAATTTAGGCTGACAAACTAGTGATAGTTTGCGAGTCTATATACCACTAAACAAAACCCGCAGGTCATCGTGGCACTCATTCGGACAACGACCTCTCAAACCTAAGGAATAAGCATGTCAGAAAACTCAACAGCAGTAGACAGTGCAGTGGCTCAAGATGCATTTGCATCTGAAGTAAACCATACCGCACCTGTAGCCCAGCAGGCAGTGGCTGAAGATCAGTTCACTCAAGTTAAGGGATATACAGAGCAAGACTTGCAGCGTGTACGTGAGCAAGAAAAATCAAAACTTTATCCACAAATTGATTCACTTAAGGAAGAACTTAATCTTCTTAAGAAGGATCGTGAAGAACGTCTAGCAGAGGCTCGTGCAGCTCAAGAAGCCGCAGCAGAAGCAGAGCGTAAAAAGCTCGAAGCTGACATGGATGTCCGTACTCTCCTTGAGACAAAGGAAAAAGAGTGGGCTTCTAAGATCGAATCTGAGCGCCTAGAACGTGAACGTGCATTTGCTCTCCTAGAGCGTGAACGTGAGTATGCTGAACTAACACAGTATCTCAATCGCCGCATTAGCGAAGAGCAGGAAAACATTGCACCAGAACTCATTGATATGGTTACTGGAAACAATGTTGAAGAGATCGAACAGAGTATTACAAAGCTTAAGGATAAAACCTCAAAGCTTCTGGAATCGGCGCAGCAAGCCATTCAGGCTCAGCGTCGTGATATGACCGGTACAAGGACAACCTTGCCACCAACCTTGGAAAACAATTCGGACCAACAATCGTACACACCGGAGCAGATTGCTTCTATGTCGGTAGCTGACTACGCAAAAAACCGATCACGTCTGTTGGGAACAGCAGCAAATGATCGCAACAAGGGAATCTTCGGGTAAGTAATTACCCTCGTTTTACTAACCTAACCATATATGAACAAGGAGTAACACCGACATGGCATCAGCCGTAACAGGTACCGGCAATCTCGCCGCAGCACCTACAGCGTATTCTGGCGCAAACAGCCAGCTTACACAAGCAAT